TTGAGCTGAAATGTAAATACCCTACTTCAGCATCTATGCCACTTTTATCGATCATCCACTGTGTAAGTCTATTTGCGAAGTAAAGGTCGTTGTGCAAGTGCCTTACGACGTCGCATGAGCGCATATGATATGAACAATGTAGTTGACCACCGCGTTCCATAAAATGCCAACCAAAGGAGCACGGGACTCGTTCACCTTGGTTGGCTGCGACTATATCTTCAGGAAACCACATAGGGACGTAGCATTGTCTAGTGGTAGGGTCTTTTCTTAGTAGCTCTACGCCATCACCAAGATTACCAGTCTTGAATCGAATACCATCCATAGATGGTGCCCACATACGTTCGGGATACGAGTGGGAAAATGCTTCTTGATTACCAGACAAATATTTGTCAGTATCTTTTAACCACATTGTATGGGATGGTGGGGGATTTAGCGGTGCCCCGCCCGTACGTTCATCGAAGTGTACATCTGCCCAAGGCTGTGATGCACCAAGTTCGTCAGAAGCTTTTTGTGCATCTGTGTACATTGGTGCAACCAGGTCAGCGTGGAGAATTTCTAGAAACTTAGGTGGCTCTTTTGTACCTTGCCACGAGCCAGTTTGGATTTCATATCCTTGGCGATAAAGTACTTCACGAAGCTTTGTCAGACCCTCTGCTAGTGTTCTGCCACTTACTCTGTTCATTATCACTTACTCTCTTTCTTAGGTCAGTAGTCGAGAATCTATGATCCCGTTTATTATAATAAATCTCTATGCCACGTGCAGAGCATATAGCACGACCAGTGAACTTACCGTTCTTGTACTCTTCGCCAATAATACGAATATCTAAATTAAATAGTTGAAGGATATCCTCAAGATCCTGTTCAGTCTGATAAGGTATAATCTCATCGACATATTTAACGCCTTGCAGCTGGGTCCATCTTTCAACTAAAGTCTGTACCGGTTTATTCTTCTCTATTCTATCATAGCTAGGGTCAACTTGTAAACAACAAATTAGCCAGTCGCATTGAGTTTTTGCCTCTCGAAGCATTGCAATGTGACCAGCATGTAATAGATCAAATGTAGAGGCTGTTATGCCTATAATTGTTTTAGTCTCTTCCAAGTATCTTCCCATCCTTTAACTTGATGAACTACTCCGCCTCCTCTGGCCACTGCCAGAGACAATGTGTAGTCATTCCCGTTGGGTTCCATTTTATCGCCGTAGAAAGTAACCAAATTAGCCTCAAAGTCTTGTATAATTTGCGACTTATCCCTTCCCCTCCACATAATATCAATCCCCGTTTCGCCCGCCACACTAACATTTAGACCCGGGTATTTTCCAGAAAGAAATTCAACCATCGATTCTCTTTCCCCTTTATGTTCATCCCATTGTTTGTATAGAAATCTTTCTTCTAGGGTCGTCGGCCTACCAGGAATAGTAAAGTTAACCATCCCAGGTCTTTTTTCTATGTGTCCACCTTTTTTAATATGAAACCTTGATTCACTTAAAATACGATTTAAATCTATATCCAGTTCGTCCAAACATCCCATGGGCTCAGCCCGGATAAGATCATCTCCTTCCCATACTTCATTACCATTACAGTTATAGGATCTAATTGCTAAGTTGTATAGGTCCGATCCTAGTTGTTCTACACTAGCATCCTTATCTGATCCTGTCGCAAAATAAACCCTATTATTTGTAGCGAACTCCATAAACCATTTCTTGAAGGCTGGATCCATTCTTTGTCTGGATGGGGTAAGAGTTCCGTCTATATCAAAAATATAATGCATTAGCCATTTAGATATTTGCCGTAATCAAATATCTTCCCTTCTAAGTTCTTTAAAACGTGATCGGCTGGAATGTAATCTAGTATCTCGTAATACACTACGTCTCCTTCCTGCAAAGTGTTATGCCATAAGGAAGGATGGGGCGAAAACTTCCAAGCCACTATATGATCGATCTTTCCCTCGTTAATGCATTTTTGTATGTAAGGAGAGATATGTATCTGATCAAACCTATTTACATGTTTAAAATCACAGTGCCCGAAGAACTTATGCACTGTATCATAATCATATCCTTCGTGGATCTCATGTCCAGAAGTTTCAATTGAAGATTGGTGGCGCTCCGGGAATTCAAAGTCCCACTGGCGTTCTTTCCATTCTATATTCTCATCACGTTCATCGTCCTCGACCTTCTTATTACGGCGGTCAATAAATTCTTTTGTGACTTTACCCTTAAATTTCATCATCCATATAACCTACTGTTTCACGTTCAATATCATTATGATTAAATTCTGCCCAGTATAACTCATAAGCTACACCTGACTCGATGCATTCGAATTGGTGGTAAAGACCAGGCTTGACCTTATGGTAGTCGCCTTCTTTTAGGATAGTAACATCCACCAGATCATAATCTCGTTGCCAAGTTCGGATTAACATCTCACCGGACTCTACATAGAATCCATTCCATTTATATCGATGTAAGTGCTTAGAGCAAACACCTCCAGCTTCCATCTCGATACGATGAAACTCTAAAGCGCCATTGGCTTCAATTAGTTCTGTCGTGCCCCATACTTTTCCTGCTTTCATTTGGTCATCTCCGTCCATGCTATGATTGCAAATCCAATAATAATTAAGGCTAGAATAGCCACCGCTGTAAATACTTCACCCATTGATAAATGTCCACCATCCAGTTAAAATTTCTTTTTCTTGTGTTTCACTAACAATACCGCGATGAGTGTGTGTCCATGGTGCAGGCCAGATTACCGTTCTACCTTTAACTGCTTTTAATTTCATATCTTGGTATAAAAATTCGGTGCCGCCTTCAAAAGTGTTATCGGGATCCTCGACCGTATTAAGATATGTCATAAAAACTAAGTGTCGTGCACCCCCGACTTCATTACCAGTCTGTTCCATATGCCACGCCTTAAAGCCTTCGCCCAGCTTATACCACTGGTAGTTCATCAATTCTTTAATAGCATATTGGTTTACGTTATTTGACCACTCATATTTTTCATGATACTTCGATAAACAAGGTCCCAAAACCTCGGTGATATAAGAATCCGATAGGCTAGGAGGCCAATCGTAAGAACTCATATCGGTAGAAACTTTTGTATCATAGGCATTTGTCGATTGGGTAACATTACCTTCGCCGTCACTATGGGATACAGTACCTTTATAGTGATACTGGGGATTGGCATGAAAATAAGTCTGGAATTTTTCAATTAATTCGTCCGACATGGAATTGTCATAAACTTCAATAAAGTTAGTCATAATTTACTCTCCGATAATTCTCTAATACGAATATGAGCATTGTTTAATTGCTCTTGTAGTTCTTTCACATTCTGTTTTAGGATCTCGATTGTATTAGCCTGCGATACAATTATCTTCCTATTCTTTTCGGCTTCCATTTGATCAGGTAACATTATAATATCCTCTTGCAATATCTAAAAGCTGGTAGTCTAACGAATAAACTTCAGCTATCCTATCATCATCTATTTGATTAAACTGATCCTCATACTCGTGGTATAATTCTTGTTTTATTTTATTATCCGTTGATTTATTATGAAAGCCAAGATTGATATTGTATCTAGATTTAAAATCTTCAGATAACTTCCCATTGTCCACAAATACAAAGTCACATTTAGATAGATCTAACCCTATACAATGATCAACCTGTCTGTAGAAATGTTTATCAAAAAACCCGTCTTCATATTCAAATTGCTGCCATTGGTCATTGAATTTAGTATGAACCCACTCATCAAAATGATCAGGGCTTTCATGGTCATCGGTCTCATAAGAAATGTATATAATTTCCAGTATACACTGTCGGAACCTTTTAACAGGATCCCTTAAAGGTATTACTGGAATAGCATCACCAATATTTTTTAAGTGATAGTTCATTTCATTATCAGGATGCCAACCTTTGTATGCTTGCCACCAAGATGCGTTTATCGACTTAGATGCATTCTTAGGAATATCCATAAAGAATAGGTTGTCTCTTTTATATCCAATCCCTAAATGGTATTGGTTTTGTTCAGCCCAACTCTTTACTGATTGCATATCAGTATTGACAACATTGTGGTTATGAATATATGTGTTTTGTTTAAGAGTAGAAAACATTAACCAATAATACCATTTCTATAAACATATTCTAGCGCGTTGTTGGCCTCTTTTTCCATTGGCCGATTCTCATACCAATTACCAGTGTCGCGATCAAACTGCTTACATAGTTGTTCGATCTCTCGTGCTGTTATAGGATAACCTTTTGATACCGCTTGTCCTGCAACGGCTATCATTATCTGATACATTTTAGCGTACCAGCCAGTATTACTTATAGTAATATAATCGGCAGCAAGCTTCTTAGGCCAGAATGGACAATCAGTATAACCAGACCAACTGTAGTTAGTATTCTCTAAGGCTGACTTACGATGATCGATGACTTGCTTTGCCCATTCATCTGGTAGTCGGTCTAGGAAATTCTCTGCACGTTCTTTTAAGGAATAAGGATGTTTACCGCAAAGATCATCAACAGGTATGGGATCGCCAGTATTAGTAAAAATGAAGTTGTGAGCACCAGCATACGTTGCA